CTATTTGCCGCTTTCCGGCTTCAACATCTTCTGTTGATCGGCCGGCTCAGCAGGCTCGGTAACAAAAAGAACTTTGCCATCCGATTTGAAGACCGCCAACTTGTATATGAGATCGTCCGCCTCCCGGCAGATATGGAAGGAAACCACTTTTCCGCCGTAGCGCTTTTCCACGTCGGCCTTGATTTCCGGCGCCGAACGCAGCTTGAATTTCTCCGTCAGGCCCGCCGCTCGGGCCTCACTCCAGGAGACACATTTATCCTCTGCGTGCAGTTCGGCAAGCCCGGCCATGGCCGGGAGGCCGAAAAGCATCGTCGCGAGCGAAGCGCGCAGCAAGACATTCATTCCCATATGTCGACCTGTGGGCGGTAACGGCGCGATACTAGGTAGCCTCGAATGAATGCCGTATGAACAAAGGTAGAAGTGCCGCGGTTCTCTACCTGTGATCTGCATTCCGGCAGACGGCATCCCAGGCGGCATTATGGGCACGGACCTGCCGGATCGTCATCTCCGTATCGCCTGACGCCGAAAAGCCTATCGGCGAGAACGCGATGCAGGCCCCGCTGGTCCGCATCCCGGTTCCGCGGGTCTCGCTGCACGCGCTCGCGGTCGTGCACAACGCGGCGGCGAGCATCAGCCGCCCTGCGAAGCGCCTCATGGTCGGCCTCGAGCTGACGCGCCTCGGCCTCGATCCGGGCAGCGCGCCTGCTGCTCCAGGCGGCCGCGAATCGTGCAACGGCGCAAATGGCCGCTACAGCCCGAAGCAACAGGCGCAGCCAGGACATGACCGCTACTGGGCTTTCGCAACGCCATTTCGCAACGCACCCATCCCGAGAGCCGCCATGACATATTCGAGCCAGTTCTCGCCTGGATCGAATCCGGGCACGTCGAGCCCCAGGAACACTTCGGCCAGAACTCCCAGCATGAATATCGCCACCACGATGTAAGTCTTGTAGCCGTTGAGGAAGCTCATACCGATCTCCATTCGTTGCTGATTGGGGAGGCGCACCGCCATCGTCCGCCCGGCTCGAAACCGCACGGTCGACGCGCTTTGAACATGTTGGATTTCGTCAGGTCGCAGCGCCTGTTGCGCCCGTCACCTGAAACTCAGATAGCTCGCGGCCGCCGTGACGAGGCCGGAGGCAAGGCCGCAAGCGCTCAGCAACAGCCAGAGCGCCCGCTTCCCCCCGGTAGCCTCGTCGATGGCCGTGCGGATAGCCCGCACGTCCGTGGCGATCTCGCCCTGCTTCTTCTCGACATTCGTGAGGCGGGCATCCATCGCCCCGAGTTCGCGATGCAGACGATCATGCGTTTCGACCATCCTGGGCTCCGATCGTGCCAATAGCTGTTGGATGCGCCACCTGAACGAGCGCGCAATCTCACATGCCGGCGCGCTCACCGGTCAGGCAGTCTGAACCGTGCGGCTCGGAACCCCTGGGCGGGATCGTTACGCCCTTTCGAGGCAGCGGAAATAGGCTTTGTCTGTGAGCCGATCGCCGAAGTTCGTGTGCATTGCTGCAAGAGCGATCAAGGGTGACAGTTTCGTCTTTTCACCCCCTGGCGGAGCGAATTCATCAACCTGCCCGAACGTGTCGTTCAGAAGCGCCCGGATGTCGGGCAGAAACGGCATGTTCGCCGTGCCGAAATTTATCAGCATGCCTCCCCCGGGCCTGATCTTGTTGACCACCCCCTCGAGGATCGAGACGGTATTGGCGGTATCGAATTGATCCATCAACTGAAAAACCTGGACGCACAGGACGAAATCGCTGTCCGGCCAGGCTTCGAAATCTTCCAGTCGGGCGTGAACGGGTACGGCTCCGGGATATTTGTCGGCGCCTCGTGCAAGAGAGGCCTCGTCCATATCGACGCCGTAATAGGATTTCGTCCGGAATATCGGGCGGTTGGCCATCTTTCTGGCACCAAGATCCGCGCCAATCTCCATATCTTTCGAGAATTTTCCATCTCTCCAGAGATTAAAATAGAGCCATTGCCGCGTCGGATTGGGAGAAAATCTGTATAGCATGGGATTCACCACCCTTGTTCTAGAGGTGGTAAAGACTCATAATGCTTGTCACACTGCCAGTAAAGCTTCCAAAAATTGACACAATTCGTCTCATTTCTAGAGAAAAGCAAATTATCCCTATACGTACTCTGCGCACATGCTCTCCTGCATGCCCGTTCAGTTGAACAGATAGCCTTGGCCGGCAATGCGAACGCGCCCGCTGCCCGAAAGTGTGCAGAGAACATTCTCTTCGTCGGCCGCCGGCAGTTGTTTTGCTCCGACCGCGAAACTGCCGCTGAAAGGGATACCATCCACCCGGCTCAGTTGCGTTATGCCGCCGGACAGGGTCGCGCCGCTTCCGTTGCCGTAGCTGGCCACGATCCGCGCGCCCGCACCGCCGAGATCCAGCGCTATCGGAACCGAAGTTGCCGGATTGACGTCAGTCTGGGCCGGGGTGCCCGGGGAGACGTCGACGAGACTTATCACCGCGATATGGGCGGTGAAGTTCTGGCTGACGCTGAATGCCAGAACGAGATCTCCGCTCTCCCCCGTCGCCACCAGGCCATCCCAGACTTCCGCATTGGCGGCCACACTCGATGACGCTGCACGCGTCACGCGTGCCAGGCTTGTGCCGCCGATGGAAACCCCCGCAAGCTGAGCGCCGCCGCCGGCATCGTTGATCCAGCCAATGGCGACCGAGATAAGGCGCTCCGAACTCACGGGACCGAGCGGCACGTCCGCGAGGATGATCGATCCGGACGATCCTGCCGCTGGCCCCGAATAGCGAACAGCATATCGATCTTCCGCTGCGGGAGCCACTCTCCGACGTGCGGCAGCGAGCGCAAGCAGCATGGGTACGGAGGCGCCGTCGGCATCGGCGCCGCTATGAGTTCATATGGAGAAAAATGACCAGCGCGCGAGACCTCACGGTCCACCGCACGCCGAAATGTGCGCGAAGCGCCAGCCCGGGCCAGGGCGATGTCCATGGCATCCGGCCGGGCTGGCATCATGATGGCTGGCGGCAAGACGAGTTTGGGTGGAACGTCGCCGATCATCACGCCCCCGCATCAAGAATAAGTGTAACGGTGGCCACCGCCGCGACACCGTCGTTAGCGACGATAATCTCGATGACGCTGTTTTCGGTGGTATGCGCGAGCGCTCCGGCATCGCCGGCAAGGGCATCGAATCCGCTCGCCGTTATGGCGCCCGCTCCGGACCCGTTAGCGTACGCCAGTCTGAAAATGCCGATCTCGGTCGGCGCATAAAGCGTGTGCTCTCCACCGTTCACGGCTTTCTGCAAATAGCCGTCAGACGGCTCAGGCGTGAAGCCCCCGCTCGATCTGGTCCCATGGTCGGTGACAGTCAGCGACTGGCCGCCGGCGGCAAGCTTGTCCGCATCCAGTTCGGTAAGCGCAGCCTGGACATTCTCTGCTGAAATGCTGCCTGAGGGGGCAAACGCGACCGATGCAGCCCCGGGTGCGATGTCATTTGAATAGCGGGCCATCAGGCATTCTCCACGGGGCCATAAACGAGGACGGAAACGCCCGCTTCGTTGGCGCGTGCATAGATGCGCTCGCCGGCGGCGAGCCAGATCTGGGTACGCTCGAGGACACCGTTCTGTGAGAGCGATGCGTCATATTCGATCCAGTCGGCATCGGTAGGCGCACTGCCCCCCGTCACCGCCAGCCGGATCTGGGCCGACTGCGCCCGCGCGCAGACGGAAATGTTCACGCTGGCCTTCTTGCCCGGAGGCAATGTGTAGACGAGCGTCTGGGTATCGGCCGAAAGGTCGGCGGCCGCGAGTGGCATGTCGCAACTCCTGTTTTGTTTTCAGAAGAATTCAGTTGGCGGCCCAGAAAAGGGCCACGCCGAAGCCGGCGGCTTCGGACCCGCCCCCGCCCTCGCCGGAGATGGTGGTGTTGGGAAAGCTCACCGCGCCGGTGGACCGGTCGATCACGATCGCTTCGCTCCAGGTCTCCCCGTCCGCGCTGACCTTGAAATGATAGTCGTCGTCACCGGTCAGCCCCATCTCTGCCCGTCCCTCGAACCCGCTCTGGAAAAGCAGGCTGGCCGTGTCGGCGGGCTCGTTCTTGTTGACCTTGACCTGATGGCCAGAGCCGTCATGGCTGAACAGCACCGCTTCGCTGGCGACTGCCAGCCGGTTCGTCTCGTTGGCGAGGGCATTGATGCCAAGGGTGTCCGGCGCGGCGAACGTCCCCGTGACGGCGCTGGCCTCGGCCCAGGCCTCGCCGTCCCAGGCGACAAGAAAATTCTCGTCCGCGATCCAGCACAACCAGCCCGGCCGCGGTGCGTGGAAGATCCAGGCGCCATCCTGCCAGGCTGCGACTTGAAGATCCTTTCCCGCCCACGCGTCCGTTCCACCCTCCCCCACCACGTAGCGATCGCCATCCGCCGGCTCGCCGGGCGGCACCGTGAGATCGCGATCCATGACGGAGAGTTGAACGATGGCGTCGAGCACGCGCAGCGCCTCGTTATGCGTGACGTGCTTCTGCGCCTGCGCGGCCTCGAGATAGGGCAGCGCCAGATTGGGAGTCTCAGACATTGATCGTGACCCGCTTTGGATGGCCGCGCCCGATGGCGGCGCTCATTTGGTGGATGGATACGGTGTAGGCCGGCTGGGGCTCGCCCCAGTCCGACGCCTGCTCGGCGGCTGTGTAGAGAGCGCGCGGCTCGCTCGTCGCGATGGTGCGTTTGACCATGTCGCCATCGAGAATATCGACCTCATAACTCTCAAGGGCCTCGCCGAGCGGCACCTGCGGCAGTTCCCAGTTGTCGCCGCCACTTCGCGTTCGCCGGATCCAGGTGACTTCCAGGTCCCCTGCCGCCACGCGACCCCTCACATGAACAGGGCTGAGCGGCTTCAGCCCCAGTCCGCTGAACGCCCGGCTCCGGTCCTGGTAGGCGTCATGCGCAATGTCTCGGCTCACGGGTCCGTATTTCCAGTTGAATGCGAGAGCGATCTCGTCCGCCGTCATGTCTGCCTGCACGACAGCGGAATCGAGCAGCAGGAAGCGCGCGCCGGATGCCGCCGGGTTGCGCATCGCACCTTCGGTGCCTGCCTGGCCGCGCAACAGGGCGGAAAGCACATAGGTCCGCGGCGCAATCAGCTCCGCATCCCGGAACTGAATGATCTCCCACGCGCCATCCGCGTTCTCGATGGCTGCGGCGTTGGCGCCGCCGAGCAGCGCAAGCTCGGTCGCCGACTCGAGCTCGCCGCTATAGAGTTCCACCGTGATCCGGTTGGCCAGGTCGTAGCGGCTTGTCGGACCCGGTCGGAGGCCGGTGGTCGTAACTCCCAGCGTCGCCGGTGCCGTGACAAGCCGATTGAGGGCAAAGCCCGTCTCGCCTGGCGAACGATAGAAGGCAACCGCGCCGGGCCATGGGAACTGGTACGCCGCAAGATATCCCGCATGGGGCGACTCGTCGCCGCGCAACAGCGGCAGATCGAGGAAGCATGCCACCGACTGGCCAAAGACTCCCGGTTCTGCCTGTGGAGCGCTCCGGGTTGGCGCGCGCAGCGGCGCGAACACGTCCGGTTCAATGGAGCGAGCCTCGACGGCCTTCTGAACGCCATCCGTCGAGCGGGTGATGCGCAGGGGTATCGTCTGCGCGCCCGCCTGCAGGGCCACGATATCCGTCGGCTCCAGCGCCAGCATGCTCGGCGGCAGCGACAGGCTCGCCCGTTCCCGTGCGGTCCATGCGTCCTGCAGCCAGGATTCCGCCATTGCCTGCGCCTGCGACTGCGCCATCACCACCGGCAGATTGGCGGTCGCGACCCGCTCGCTCTGGACGGCCAGCCGCCGCGCCTCGACTGCCGCCTGTCGGTAGTCGGCATTGCCGTCCACATAGGTGAGCTTGGCGGATGCCGGAAGTTCGGTCTCCTGCGAGCGCGTAACCTGGTAGAGCTCAACCGGCGGTGCTCCAGATCCTGTGGCATCGCAGAGATCGTCTGGCGCGAGCTCCAGCAGAACGCCATCACGCCCGCGATGGGCGAACCGGATCAGCCCGCCGGACTCGAAGCTGTCGAAGAAAAAGGCGAGCTCGAGCGTTTGAAGCACTTCGCGCACAGACATGATCCTGTCGATGACATAGCCATCGAGATGCCCCGCAAGGCCCGCCACCGAAAAGCGCTCGAAGCCGTAGTCCCCGAGAATTGCCTCGACCACGCCCGGAAGCGGCCCGCCCGCCGCGCGCCCCGTAAGCCAGTGGCCGAATTCCCAGTTGCCCCCGTCTGACCAGACGCCCAGCGACAGCGGAAAGGCGGGATAGGGCCGCGCATCCCACGTGTAGACATACAGGCGACCCGTATCGACCATGCGACCCGCGTAAATACTCGAAGACGGGTTTGCGCCGCTTGCATAGGTCGCGCTCGCAGGATCGAAATACTGATGGAACGCGTCGATGTAGCGGCGCTGAATCAGGTCGTCCCGCGTGCCGCGTGAAAAATGGGGCGCGCGCGTTTCACCGCTTTTCGGGTCAATGAAGACGTTCGGCTGGTTCGCGCCCTTGTCAACGGCGGGGCAGCCGATTTCCGTAAACCAGAAGGGCTTGGACTCCGGCACCCATTCGGTCGGCGTTTCGGCCTCGACACCGCCGGGCCGGTTGTGGTGCGTATTCCGCCACCAGCCCTTTATGTCCTTGAACCTGAAGATCCAGGGTTTGCCGATGCCATCCGTGATCGGTGTGCGGGTTTGCGCCGCGCGATCCGCATCACTGGCATAGTACCAGTCGAACCCCTCGCCGCCGGCGATGTTTCCACGCAGATAATCCGGCTCGTAAATCGAGCCCACGCCTGCCAGCCGGTCCAGGTGGCCATCACCATCCCGCCAGTCGGCAAGCGGCCAGTAATTGTCGATGGCGATGGCATCGATGTCCTGCGACGCCCAGAGCGGATCGAGATTGAAATAGACATCGCCGCTGCCGTCGCCCGGCTGATGTCCGAAATATTCCGACCAGTCGGCCGCGTAACTCACCTTCGTCCCGGAGCCGAGAATGCCCTTCACGTCGGCGGCGAGTTGAACGAGCGCATCGACGAAGGGATACGAGCTGTCGCTCTCCCGAACCTGCGTCAGCCCCTTCAGTTCGCTGCCGATCAGGAAGCTGTCGACCCCGCCTGCCGCGGCGCACAGATGAGCGTAATGCAGCACCATGCGCCGGTAGCTCCATTCCGCCGCACCGGTGTAGGAGACACTTACGCCGCTGACGGAGAAGTCCTCCGGCCGGGCGGCGCCGACGAGCGTCGCGATCTGTCCCGCGGCCGCCTCCGTCTTGTCCGGCGTTTCTGCCTGGCCCGGCGCGGGATCGACCGTAATACGCCCCCGCCAGGGATAGGCAGGCTGGTCTGGCGCGCCGGTCCATGGGTCGGGCAGCCCGTTGTCCTGCTCGATGTCCATGAGCACGAAGGGACAGAACGTCACCGCGATGCCGCGGTCCTTCATATCCCGTATGGCATTGACCACCGATGAGTCGGCCGGCGTTCCGCCATAGGCGGGCCTTCCCGCATGTCTGGAAACAAGGTGCGCCTGGGCCCGGCCGATGCCACCGGCCCGCCAGGTCTTCGGCACCGTGACCTTGTCCGCGATCTCGACGCCAGGACGAAAGGCGCAATGCCCGGCCCGGAGATCCGAGCCGAACCAGCTCACGAAAAGCGAGGCATTGGTGACGTTGGGGAACGCGTCCTGCAGCTGGTCGATACCAACGGTCCAGTCGGTGCCGCCCTGCGCGGAATGCAAGTTTTCCGTAGCTGTCGCACCTCCACCGGCGTCGCGGGAGACCTCCTGCGTGTCGTAAACGAACTCACCGGTACCGGGGATGATCGTGATCGCCCGGACCGTCTTCTCGAAGCTGTCGACGGCCCGAAAGACCTCGAAATTGAATTGCGGCAGACGATTGCCGAAACGCCCCAGCGGCATCCGCTCGAATACGATATAGGCCGTGCCCCGATAGGCCGGGGCCTTCGAGGTCCCCTCTTTCGCCTGGATGAGGCTGTCGGGAGCCTGATCTTCGCTGCCGCGATAGACGCGGATCGTGAAATCCGACTGGTTCAACTCCTTGCCGTCCGCCCAGATGCGGCCGATGCGCGTGATCTCGCCTTCGCAGACGGCGTAGGCCACGTTTGCGAAATAGCGGTACTCGATCTGCGTGACGCTTGATTGCGACGAGCCGCCGATCGGACCGCCGCTCAGCCCCTTGCCTCCGCCCGAGGATTGCTGGCTGGCGGTCTTGACGACCTTCTCCTCGAAATGGGTGGCCCAGATCATCTGGCCCGGCATGCGTGCCCGGCCATAGACGCGCGGGATCGAAGCGCCCTCCGTCGAACTGGTGACTTTCAGGTCCGAAAGGCGAGAGCCTTCCACCACGCGCTGTTGACCGGAAGGCGCGAAGAGTGCCTGGTCGATCAGCGTCCCCGCAACCGCGCCCAGCGCGTTGCCGAGCGTTGCGCCGGTAACCGCGCCGCCCAGGGCTGAAAAGCCGGGCAATACGGCGCCGCCGATCGCCGAACCGGCCGCGCTTAGAGCAAGGGTCGCCATCAGACAGCTCCGGGAAATTCGAAGGCGCAGACGGCGTGCCGCCGCCACCACGACCCGAGATGCACTTCGCTTGCCGGTGCATTCTCGATCGCGTGCACCATCGTGTCGGACGACACCAGAATGGCCATGTGCTTCGCCATCGCCCCGCTCCTCAGTCTGAAGATGAGAATGTCGCCGGCCCGGGCGTCGGCAGCCCGGATTTCCCGCGCGTGACGGCGCGCGCCGGAGAGCAACGTCTCCGCCCGCTGTGCCTCGGCCCAATCTGGAGTATAGGGCGGCAGCGCTTCCGGCTCGGCGCCCTTCAACTCCCGCCAGACGCCGCGGACCAGACCAAGGCAATCGCAACCCACGCCCTTCCGGCTCGCCTGGTGGTGATAGGGCGTGCCGATCCAGCTGCGCGCAACCGAGATGATCTCACTTCGCAATATTGGTTCGCCACTCACGAGAACAGGCTCCCGCCGTCCTTGCGCCGGTCGTCGCTGTTCGGATAGGAGACCGCGAAATCGTTACCCGGGATATGCGGGAAGCCGCGGAAATTCACCTGGTTGGCAAATTTCTGCCGGCAGGTAGAGAACTGCTTGTCGCAGCCGGCCGTGACGGTGAATGTGTCGCCCGGCTGGACCATCTGCGCCATGCGCTGCCAGAGCTCGATCATCGCCACCCCCTCCTTGAAGGTATGCAGCTTCACCTCCATGGCGCGGCCCGTATTCGCGCCCGTCTCCCATGTCAGCAATCCACGCGTGAACCAGTCGCTGGCGAATTCCTCCAGGCCGCTGGTCAGGAAGACCCGGGAAGCGTTGACCTGGGTTACGGCTCCCTCCCCCCGGAACGTGGCGGTGTTCAGGTTCAGCTTGCAGCGCGCATCGCCAACATCGGCGTCGCAGCCATATTGAAACAACCGGCCCTTCGGTTGCTGCAGCTCGTGGGCGAGCCCGCGGATTTCCGCACGGAAGCTGTGCTGCCCGCGCGTCACCTCTCCGAGATTGCCGTAGCGCATCAGCACGCGCTGGTCCGTGTCCTGCCAGTTGACGCGGAACAGCTCCACGATGGCATTGTCGAACAGACCGGCTGCGAGATCGTCTTCGTTCAGCCGGTCGGAACGCAGCACGCTCTCCACCTCCAGATTGTCCACGCCCAGCCCGACCGAGCTCTCGATGTCGCTGGCGGTCAGCCCGGCTGCCGCCTCGAAGCTGGTCCCGTCGAAAGCGAGCGGCCGGTCATGATCCGTGAAGCCGAAATCCACGCCGTCCCGGCGCGTGACCCTCCAGCACCAGCACAGCGTCGTCGCTGCACCGTCCAGATGCTCCTGCAGCGCGGCCGGAAGCGCCCTCATGTTCGCACCTCGACGATGGGGATGTTCTGGATCTGCCCGGCTTCGAAGGACGACAGATCGATCCGCAGCTCGTCCGTGTCGAAGCGCACGGGCACGTCGAATTCGAACCCCGCCGTGACTTGCGCGCCCGCTCCCGGCTCATGTCCCGGCAGGAAGGTGACGATCCCGTTCGTCACATCGACCACGAAATCGGAATCTTCCGCCTGGGCGGCACCATCGACAGCCACGAGAACGCTTTCCGCGACCGGCTTGGCTACAAGCCGCTCATAGGGCGCAAAACTCGCGCCATAGACTTTCCTGAGCTGGAAGGCCCCGGTCTCGCCATCGCCTTCGCCGATCGCCTGGTCGGTTGCCGTCGGCACCTCATCGGGAGCGCAGGATTTGTAGTCGGTCCGGTCCTTCCATCGAAATCCGTAGAGGCGCCCGCGCCGCTCCTCGAAGAAGGCGACGACCTGATAGAGATCGCCGAGCGACTTGACGCCATAGCCTGCGTCGTAGCTGCGCCGCGAATCCGCCCAGCGCGTGTTGCGCTCCTCATGCCCCGAACCAAGCACGACGACGTCTGTGCGCCGCGCCGGCCCGCCTGAGGAGCGCAACGATATCCCGGTCGGAAACCGGACTTCGTGAAAGGACATTGGTTCAAAGATTCCTGTCGCCGCGCGAAACAGCGCGGTTGAGCATCGCCGCAAGCTGCGATTCGGATCGCCGGAAGCTGTTCGCGTCCGGCGTCGTGACATTGAAAACGATCGAGACCGGCGCGCCGCCTCCGTCGCTGCGCACGCCAAGCCGGCCATCACTGCCCCGCGCCAGCGGCAGGATCGCTTCCGGCCCGGCCTCGCCGGCAAGTCCGCGCCGGCCGCCTGCCAGCGGAAAGCTCATCGGCGACGCGATCACGCCGCCGCGTGCGAACGGCACCGGCATCCCGCCTGAAACCATGCCACCTTTCGCAAAGCCGAGCGCATTGCCCACGAGGCCCGATATGCCCGTACCGACCGCATTGCCCACAGGCCGCAAGGCCGCGCTCAAGACATTGCGCGACAGCGACAAAACCATGCTGCGCAGCACGTCGGAGAGCTTGCGCCCCCGGATCGCGGCATCGTTGAAGGCGCGGGTCAGTGAATGCCCGAAGCCACGCCCGACCCGGCTTGCCAGTTCGAGCTCCTGACGGGTCCGGGCGAGATTTTCGCGCAATGCATCCAGATCGCCGTCCACCCGGACGGTGAGATTTTCCTGGTCCGCCATTTTACGTGTCCTTGTCGTCGGGATAGCGCGCCATCAGCGCCATCAGATCCGGCATGGCCGGCGGCGCGGCGCTTGGCGCCTCTCCAAGGATTGCCGTCAACGCCGCGCCCATCTCGCGCGGTGTCATTGCCCAGAAGTCCGCCGGTGACAGCCGGAGCAGTCCCAGCCCTGCGCCCATCAGCCACTCCCAGTCGAGCGGCGTCAGCCGGTCTGCTTCGGTGCCGCCGACGCAGGCTTTCCCCGCGGCGACGCGCCCTCCTCCGGCGCATCTGCGGCACCCGTTCCGAAGGTCGCCGCGAGCAGATGCGCGACCACCTCCACATAACCGGTCGCGCCGCCTGGCGATCGCATCGCCGCCACCGCATCATCCGCGATGTCGTAGCCGGCCCCGCGCAGGCCCGCCCCCAGGATACGGATGGTATCGCGCGCCGTGATGCGACCCGCCTCGAACCGTTCCGCGACGGCAAGCATGTCGTCCTCGCCGAAAGCGTCCTCGAGTTCAGCGAGCGCACCGAGCGTCAGGCAGAGGCGGTACCGCTTTCCGTCGAACTCGGCTTCGATTTCGCCACGGTGTCTGTTGGCCATGGTCAGTCCGCCGTGAAAGTGAGAGCGCCGGCGGACTCCAGCGCCATGTCGAAGGTCACTTCGCCATCATGCGCGCCGGAAAATTCCAGCGCCGTTACCTGGAAGGCGCCCATCACCGACCCGAAATCGGGGATGATCACCTGCCAGTCCCGCAAGCTGCCGTTGAAAAAGAGTCCGCGCACGGTCTCGTCGGACGCCGCATCCTTGAAGATGCCGCTGCCGGCCAGGCTGGCCATCCTGACGCCGCCGCCGGCCAGAAGCTCGCGCCACTGGCCCGCGCTTTCGGAGTCTGTCACGTCCACGGCCTGCGAATTGAACGCCAGGCTGCGCGTGCGCAGGCCCGCCACCGTTTCGAACGAACCCAGCCCGTCGCCGTCGACCTTCAGCAGAAGGTCCTTGCCTCTCTGTGCAACCATGTGAATTCCCGTGAATGGAGGAGGAGCCCAACGGAATCGCGGGCAACAAAAAAGGCGCCCGAATGGGCGCCTCGTGAATGCGTCTCGATTTAGGGTGAGCTTACGCCGCGACCGGCTCCGTCACCGCACGATACCGGACGATCCCGTGATAGGTCTCGCCGTCCTCGTCATGGCGGGCTTCCGAGTATTCATGCCGCAGATTCACCAGGTAATGGTCATCGATGGTGATCGGCGGACCGTTCAGCACCGCGCGCACCTTCTCGATGATGTCCTGCGTCTCCTTCCGGCCGCCGGCGCGCGACCACACATGCAGCGTAACGATGTGCTCGGATCCGTCCTCGCTCCCCGTGCTCCAATCGCGCTCGGTGGTCTGCCCGAAGGTGAGATAGGGGAAGGACGCATTGCGCGGCGCGTTGTCGAAAATATGCGTACCGCCGAGAAGACCGGTCACTTCGGAATTGGTGGCAAGAGCTTGGAAAATGCCCTGCTGAAGCGCCCAACTCGCACTTGAAGCCATTTCGGACCTCCGATCGTTAGCGTGTCTGTGTTCGATTTAGATACGCAAAATCCGCTGGTTAAGCCTCTCACACCGGAATGTGAGATTTTGTCAGCCACCCACTCATCACATCTGTAACAATGCGTAATATTACGTTAACATGCGGTTAACCCGGCGCGAAAGCTGACAATTCCATCTACAGATCGCGTTCTTCGCACAGGGCGCGCAGCCAGCGGCCACGCTCGCCGAGATTCTTCATGCTGACGATCTCGAAGACGCGCGCACCCATCCTGAAACGCATGGAGAGGTCCACGCCGGGACGATACCGGATGGTGATTTCATAACCGTGACGCCCCGCCAGACGCCCGGCATCAACCCCTTCACCACCAGAGAGCGGCCGCAACCTGGCCCAGACCGTCGCCTCGACGTCCCAGCTTTCCTGGAAGCCGCCCGCTCCGTCTGTTGTCTGGACAAGTCGCTCCAGCGTCAGCCTGTGACGCAGCTCCCCGATAACGCCGCTCACAACCGCACCCGGCGATAAGGCGCAAGCAATCCCTCCACAATCCCCGGCAGCGGGGCGCCCGTCTGGCCCGCGGGGGAAACCGGCTCGCGTCCCTCATGCCAGTGAGCCACGAGTTGCAGCAGTGCCTGGCGAACGGGCCCGGGAACATCCTCGCCGGTATCGCCGTAGCCCAGCGTCACCGCGATCTCGATGCCGTTGGCCCGCCTGCCCGGCTTCGGCCAGGGCATCGTGCCATGACGTACGAGCCGCGGCGGCGACGAGGCCGCATCCAGGAGGTAGTGCTGGCCATCGAAAGCCGTCGCCGACCCGGCCGGATCGTATATCGTGACCGCATCCACCGACTGAACCGGCGATAGCGGCAGATCGACGAACCATGTCGCGGGCCAGCTGTCGCGAAAGATGCTCCAACCCTGCGTGATGAGGGCGAGGCCGGTATGGCGCTCGACATGCGCCGTCGCCGCCTCGATCAATGCCCCGATCAGCCCGTCTTCCTCCTCGGTGTCGATCCGGCAATGCGCCTTCGCTTCTGACAGGGAGACAGGCGCCGTTGCCGGCGCGCTTGTGCGGAGAAGCGCCATGAATTCAAGCCTTCAATGGATTCAGATGATTCAGAAAAAGTGCGGCCCCGGTGGGGAGGGCACCGGGGCCGCGGCCCGGCCGGGCTTTTCGCGCGAGCCTTACGACTCGCCGAACTTGAGCAGCTTGATGGCGTCGAAATCCTGCACGCCGCCGCCGACACGCTTCGTCGTGTAGAACAGCACATAGGGCTTCGCCGAATAGGGATCGCGCAGCACGCGCAGTCCCACCCGGTCGACGATGAGATAGCCGCGCTTGAAGTCGCCAAAGGCGATCGAGAAGCTGTCGGAATCGATGTCCGGCATATCCTCGGATTCCGCGATCGGGTAATTCATCAGCGTCGGCTGCGCGCCTGCGCGCTCGCCGGGCTGCCAGATGTAATTGCCGTCGCCATCCTTGATCTTGCGGATCTCGGCCTGGGTTCCGCGGTTCATGACCCAGCGGCCATTGCCGCGATAGCCGGACTTCACCGAATAGACCAGGTCGATGAGGTTGTCGGAGGCATCCTCGACCGCGAAGTCACCGTCAACGCCGGTCGCGATATAGCCGATGTCGCCCCAGCTCCAGGAGCCGTTCGCAACCTTGTCGTAGTCGAGGAAGCCCTTCGGCTGGTTGGCGCCGTCGCCGGAGACGAATGCCGTCCCCTCCTGCTCGGCGAAGGCAATCCGGATTTCTTCCGCCAGCCACTCGTCGATATTCACCGCCGAGTCGTCCAGCAGCGACTGCGTCGCCGACGGCATGGCATAGAGCTCCATGGTCGGGAAGGTCAGTTCCGCCAGCGTCGGCGAGGCCGTCTCGGGACGCGCCGCCGTTTCCCCGATCCAGCCCGAGCCCGGCCCGGCGATGGAAAAAGGCTTCTTGTAGGTCGTCCCGCTCACCTGCCGCACCGAAGCGATGGCGCGGATCGGCGAGATATCCTTCAGCGAGCGCATGACCGTCGTCTCGGTCTCTTCCGGCACCAGATAGCCGCCGTCCGGGTCGGACCCGACCGACAGGGCCTTCTCCTCGAGCGAGCGAAGGCCCGAGGCCTCGCCGCAGCGCATATAGCCGTCGAACGCCGCCTTGTGCTGGAGCGCCGCACCGGAACGCAGAGGCGCCCCGCCGAGCTGCGGCCGCGCCGCCTTCAGGGCGAGCTGGTCGGCGAACATCTTGTGCTCGTCCAGTGCCCGGCTGATGCGGGCCAGCTTCTCCTCCGTCACCACGTCGGACGAGATGCGGTTCTCGATCTGGTCGAGCCGCTCGTCATTGGTTTCCTTGAAGGCCTCGAAAGCCTGCATGAACTCGTCGAAGGCCATCGCCACATCGGTACCGGAGGCGCCGCCCGCGGCCTTCGCCTCCAGATTCTGGGAGCTGAGCTGTTCGGTCATGAAATCCTCATTCGCTGATTGTCAGGCATGGAATTGCCTCGCCGCGCGCCTGATGGCATTGGCGAGGGTCGCGTCACTCCCGTTGGCGCGCCCGAATGGCGCATTCCGCTTCACCGCCTCGATGCGTGCCTCCGGCAGCATCGGGAAGGTGACGACGGAAATCTCCCAAAGATCGATTTTGTAGAGCCGGCGCACGCCGGTTGCGGGGTCGGTGCGGCCCTTGACCGTGCGGAAGCCGATGGAGAGCCCTTCCAGCGCCCCTGCCCGCATCAGGCTCAACACCTCGCGGGCCCGGCCCACCTCCTGCATCAGCCGGCCGCGCGCGAAGAGCCCCCTGGCATCTTCGCGCAACTCCGCCCAGACGCCGATGGGCTCGTTGGGATCATGCTGGAACAGCAGCTTGATGCCTGCCGCGCCGCGTGTCCCCAGGCTCTCGGAAAAGGCGCCGGGCATGACGATGTCGCGGCCCATATCCTCCTTGCCGAAGATGGAGGCATAGCCGGAAAAGGAGCCGTCCGGCTCCACGCGCTTGAAATCGACCGGCGCGAACTTGACCTCGCGCTCGGGCGGTGAAGCCCGGAGACGTTGGTGCATTTGGAAATACCTCGGATCAGTTGGCGGATCGCTCTTCGTCGCCGCCGGCGGGAATCCCCTCCCCGCCGTCGACTGCCTCATACCCCACCAGCGCCCGCTTCTCGTTTACGGTGAGGAAGTCGGCCTTGCGCACCCGCTCCCACAGCGCCTCGCGCTCGACCGAGAGCGCCTCGATGCGGTCGAGGTCGGGGCGCAGCTCGATGCCCTCGCCCAGCCAGCCGGAGAGCGCCTTGGCGGTGCGGTTCACCAGGGGCAGCACCGTCTGGCGCCAGAAGCTGCGATTGGCCTCCTGATAGTTGGCGAAGGTATTGTCGCCCGGGATACCGAGCAGCATCGGCGGCACGCCGAGCGCCAGCGCGATCTCCCGCGCGGCGACATATTTCGACTGGATGAAATCCATGTCCTTCGGCGAAAGGCTCATGGCGCGCCATTCGAGCCCGCCTTCGAGCAGCAGCGGCCGCCCGGCATTCGCCGCGCCCTGGAAGCTTGTCTCCAGCTCCGATTTCAGCCGCTCATACTGCTCGCCCGTCAGCGCGCCATCGTTTGACGTGTAGACCAGCGCGCCGGAGGGCCGCGCCGAGTTGTCGAGCAGCGCCTTGTTCCAGCCTCCTGACGCATTGTGGATGTCGACGCCGATGGCTGCAGGCTCGAGCGGACTCAGCCCGTAATGGTCGTTATCAGGGTGAAACAGCGCCATGTGCAGGATCGGCCGCACGCCCCGCTCCACGTCCTGGGCGAAGCGCACGCTCTGGCCGCCGGCGGTGTACTCATAACCCTCCGGCCAGCCGTCCGGCCCGGGGATGACCTTCATCCGGTCGGGACGCAGCACATGCAGCTCGCGGACCTCGCCGGAAACCGAGACGGCCTCCATATAGGCGTTGCCGCTGACCAGAAGGAAGCCGTACCAGGCCTCCAGCAGGTCAGGCGCGCATTGCGTCGCATTCGGCCTCGCGATCAGGTCGAGGAGAGGATGCGCATTGATCGGCTGCCCCTTCTCGAAGGCATACAGCGTCACCGATGATGCGGCCTCGGCGATCATCCGCACGCAGCGATAGACGACCGCATTTTTCGTGAAACCTTCACGGGCAAGGTCGGCATAGTTGCGCGGTGTCCACAGCGGCTGCCCCGTCATGTGAAAGGCGACGAGCGGCCCCGTCCGACTCGCCTTCTCTTCGCGCGCCGCGCCGCTGCTCTCGCCTGCGATTGGCGCGAGGAGCCGCATCAGCGCATCCGTCATTGCCGGCATTCTCGCCTCCGAAAATTGGATTCCGTTTCAAAGAGTTCGCACGCGAGGATTCGCGCCGCTTGTCAGCATCAGGTCGGTGAGCGCCCACACCAGCGCATCCACCCTGTCCGGGCTCGCATTCCCCGACAGACCGTCCGGGCCGAAGTCGGCCATCTGGTCCTCGAGTTCAGCGAAGGCGCCGGCATGGGCCACCCGCCCCTGCTCATAGAGCGCCGACACAGGTTCCGCCCGCAGCCACTTGCCCCGGCTCGCGCGCACCTTGCGGATCGCGATCGTGGCATCGACCTGCCGGATCACACTCTCGACCAGATCCCCGCCCTGGTTCACCTCCGCCACCAGCCGGTCGGCGCCGTAGCGGTGATAGGCCCGTGCCGCGGCGCGCGCCCAGCTTGCGGGACGCGCCTGCGCGACCGTCAGGTCCGCCAGCACATAGGCGCGCCCTTCCGCCCGGCCGGCGACGACAATCCCGCAGGCGTCCGATGTCTTGCCGCTCGTCACGGGCGGGTCGACCGCTACCACGATGCGCTCCAGCGGGGGCACCTGGCGCACCCGGCATTGCTCGATCAACTCACGCGGCCAGAGCGCATCGATACGATCTTCAAGAATCTCGGCATCGAGTTCCTGCCGTCCGAGCCGCGTGCCGCCGTAGCGCCCCACGATCCGTTCCAGGAAAGTCGGCGCGAGATTGGCGGCATTGGCGGCGGTCGCGGCCCGCGTCATGACCGTGCCTGGCGCGGCCAGGATATCTTTCAGCAGAGGCAACGGCCGCGGCGTCGTGGTGATGACCTGCCGTGGTGCCTGCCCGATCCGCAAACCGAACTGCAACATGTCCCAGACGGCCTGCGCGTTCGGATATTTCGCCAGCTCGTCCAGCCAGGCGGCCGCGAACTGCGGGCCACGCAGGCTTTCGGGGTCTTCCGCCGAGAACATCTGGGCTATCGTGCCGTTGCGCCAGACAAGCTGCCGCTTCGACGGCTCGAAAACCGGCCTTTCGTCGGGCTTGTGCACCGCCAGCAATCCCGAGACGCCCTCGATCATCACGGACCGGACGTCCCCAAGCGTCTCGCCTATCAGAGCAATGCGCGATGCGGGCTCTTTCGCGATTGGCAGCACGCCGAGGGCCATGGCGCGCACCCATTCCGCCCCGGCGCGGGTCTTGCCCGCGCCCCGGCCTCCCAGGATCGCCCAGGTGGACCAGGCCTCGGCTGGCGGTAGCTGGTCGTCTCGTGCCCAGGCGTGCCAGTCCCGCTCCAGGAACCCGAGCAGTTCCGTGGGCAGTCCAAGCAGAACCCGCCTAGTTTCCTCCGGACTCCCGCAAGCGCATAATTCGCTCAACAATCTCTTCGCGAATACGCTCCGCATTGGCAGCCTCGGCCTCAGGGTCGGTTTCAGCATCTCCCCGGGCCGCGCGGTCCCTCCCCAGCGCGGTAATTTTATCGATCATGCGTGTCAGCGTGTTGAGCGTGCGAACGTCGCGCTCATTGTCCGCCGCGCTGGCGGGCACGCAGCCCTCCTCGCGGTTGCGCGCCAGCCGCGTCTCGATCTCCAGCATCTTGCCTTCCATCGCCGCATAGATGCGATCGAGCATCCGCTCGCGGCGATGGGCTTCGCCGTCCTCCGCGCCGATGCATTCACTGCTGTCGTCAGTTGTCAT